TTGTTGTAGTCGTCGGGCTTGTCGAGGGCGAGGAAGATCACCTCGGCATCGACATCGGCGAAGCGCAGGCGATGGGTCGGCGGCGGCGACCAGTTGAGCCGGCCATAGATTTCTTCGGGAACCAGGGTCGGCTCCAGCCAGGTCTTGATGGTGGTGTTGCGCAGCTCGGGATAGGTGTTGCGCACGATGCCCCACCGGCTCATCCGCCGGCCGGTGATGCGCGACACCCGCTGCTCCTGGATGTGGCGCATGACGCGAGCGACCAGGGCCTGCGTCTTGCCGGAGCCCAGCGGGCCCTGGATGATGTCGAAGAACCCGTTACCGAGGCAGAACTCGGTGACCTTGGTGCCGGCGCGCAGCGTAAACTGTCCGCTCATCCCCGCTCACTCATCGTGGCCGCCGGTGACGAAGTCGTGCATCGCAAACGCCAGCGCGCCCGCCATCCTGAGCTTGTTCTTATGGCCGCTCGCCCGCGTCATGAAGGCGCCGTCGGAAGCGCGGATGATGACCGCCACGTAGCTTTCGATCTCGCCGTTCCTGGCGCGCCGCAGCAGGTCTTCAAGGCCCTCGACGACCTCTTGAGGGTCCTCATTGACCTTGAGGTCGACGACCTTGAGGGTCACCGGCTGCGCTTCTTCTTGGCCTTCGACTTACCCGCCGTCGACAGCGCGATCGCCACCGCCTGCTTCTGCGGCCGGCCGGCGGCCTTCTCGGCCTTGATGTTGGACGAGATCGTCGCCTGCGATGATCCCTTTTTCAATGGCATGGCGTTCTCCTTTCCGCTCTGGCTGCGCCAACCGCTCCGCCTACAGCCACGTCTCGACGACGTTCGGGTGATCGTTGTCGTAGCGCGGCAGGCAGGAGCTGGCGTTGGGGTCCATCAGGTAAATCATGTCGCGCGCCTCGGTGAGCGTCGTCGCCAAGATCACGCTGTCGCCGGTCACCGGGCCCTGCCTGGTGATCTCGAACTTGCGCGCCACAAACCACTCCGGATAGTCGGTCGGGTGGTCGTAGACCGTCCACATAACGAGGATCGTGTCCATCATGCCCTCTCCCGGTGATCGAGGCGGTACTGCAGCCGCTGGATGATCGCGATCTGCGAGCGGATGGTCGCCGCCTGCTCGCTGTTGACGTGCACCTGGTCGGCGATCCTACGCTCAAGCAGAGCCACCGGGCCAGCCCGCAGGTGGCGCAATTCCCGCCACATATCGACGACGAGGTCCTTGAGGTCGCGCATCTGGCAGCCGCGGTGGCAATGCTCGGCGTGGCGGAAGTACGAGACGCGATCCTCGATCGAACTCATGTCTCCCACCGCTGCAGCGCTTCAAAAACCTTCAGCTCGGTCACCACCTGATCGCTGTATCGCCCGACCGTCGCGTGCACGCCGACACGGATGGCGCACCAATAGGCCAACTCCCGCGGCAGCGCCCAGGCGATGCGGATGAGGATGTTCTCGCGCGTCCGATGCCACCAATACCTCACGACAGCATCACCCTTTTGAGGTTCCAGCAGTGCATCTCGATCAGGTTCCTGTCCCAGTCGCTGGCCGGCCGGATCACCATCGCCTGGCGGCCGCGGAATGGCTCGACGTCGGCGGTGAGCCAGGCGCCCGACCACGTCAGGCGCTCCTCGACGTCCATCGTCGGCACCTGGCCGGGCAACACGTCGAACACGATCGCGACCTTGCGTCCGCGGCTTCTGAACTCCTGCGCCCATTGGCAGAACTGGGCGTCGTAGCGCTCGACAAAAATGTCAGGGATGCCGTCGAAGATCGTGATCATTGACTTCGATCCAATGCGGCCAGTCCTCGCCGCGGCAGCCGCCAGGCGCCAGCCGCCACGGACACTTCTCGCAACGGCAGCCGTCGCGGTATTCCCAGCGGTAGCCCGGGCGCGTCACCTGCGGTCTCTTCAACTCAGCTCCTGGAAATAATCACATAGGTCGCGCGGCGCGATCGGGCTCGCCACCACGGTGCACGAGGGCGGCTCGTCATATTCATCGCGGCCCTGGCCCTTGTCCGGCAGCGCCGCAGCGCTCTGCCCACCCAGGTGAACCGCCATGTCCATGTCGCGGAACATCGCGCAGTTGCCGCAGCGCCGCCCGAGCAGGCCGCCGCGATACCGCGCTTCCTCATGCGTCGCCTTTGCCATGTTCTGTTCCCTGTTCTTCATCACCCTTGAGCTGTTCGGGCGCGAAGATGTGCAGCGCGCCGGTGACCTCGCGCACGGTGCACTCGACCACCACGCGGGTCTTGCCGCCCTTGGTGGTAAACACGGCGCGCACCTCGCCCGGCCACTTGTAGCCGTCGCGCTTGGTGACCTGATCGCCGACCTTAAACGTCACTTTGACTTCGCCTTCTCCGGCGGCGGCTCCACGGGCGGGTTTGCAAACTCCCCGCACCATTCCTCGTGACGCGTCACCGGCCACGCCACATGTCCTGACGCGCTCACCGTGGTCGGCGGATAGCGCCGGCACACCCCGACCGGCTCCTGCTTCTCCAGCCAGAACCTGCAGTCGCCGCAATGATCGACGTTCTTTGCCTCGGCCATGATCGCCTCCCGATGTGCCCACCTACCACGGAGACACAGCTTTCACCAAAACTCAGCGGCGGACGCTTACAGTCGCCCCAACAGTTTGAAGCACGTCAGTTCGTGCTGCCGCTAAGCCCGGAAAAACTCGGGTGGCCCAAAATATACCGGGCCCAAACTATAACAGGAGTATCGCGTGGGGGGAGCACCAGCGCCTGTCCTGCGGCCCGGATTTTCCCCCCGGGGGCCTCGCACGCGCGCGTGTGTCTCGCGCAGGCGGGTATCACGCGCCCGTGTGATACCGCGCGGCCGCGACTTCGCGCGCGATGTGCGTTGCTAGGCGCGTGGCTACAGGGCCCATAGGGCAGCGCCAGCGTCCTATGCGTGATCACGTTGCGCCTGCAGCGCAGCGCTTTCCTCGCGTCGTGAACACATGTTTGCACTATGTGTTCGTGCGCTGCGCGTCGTGCTCAATGGCTGGCGCTTGTGCAGGTAATGCTTGCGGCGCAGCGATAACGACTATCTGCAAGCCGGGTGCACGCTGCATTGCCTGAGTGCTGCGTGCCTCGTCGTCGATTTGCTCGAGCGCCTTGATGGCATTCACCGCAGGCATGTTGTTCGCAGCGTCACGGATGGCCACAAGCCGATGAATGTTGCGCGCGCGTTCACCATCACGTAGCACCTGCAATTGGGCCGCGTAGTACGCTTTGACGCTCGCTAAGGCGAAGGCGTTGCGTAGGCTTTTCGGCTTCAGCCCGCATTGTGCCGCTGCCATGTCGCGCGGCAGGCCTTGGAACACCATGAGGTCGACCGCTTGTCGTGTGCGGCCGCGTGCTAGGCCTGCGAGCGGACTGCGCTCGCCCTCGTCGTTCGTCTGTGCCGCTTCCAGGGCGTTCGTCATGGCCTACCGTTCGTGTGTGTCTGCGCGCGAGGCGAGGCACATGGGCACTCGCATTTTCTTTTCATTGCTGCAAAGCACCGTGTGCATGTCACTGCGGCACAAGGGCTTGCGAGGGCAGGGCAGGGCTTGACAGGATTGTGGCAGACACTCGTTTTTGTGTGACATTGGCCTACGCAACGCGGCAGCTGGCCAGCACTCGCAAATATCTTCACATGACTGCTTGACGTATACGTCTGATAGGCGTATACCTATGTCCATGCCGCCCGGCAAGGCGGCCCAACGCGAGGAACTCACACCATGCAAAAGTTGCTTAATGCCTACCGCGCCACCCCGTCGCTCAAGAACGCCATGAAGCTTCGCGCTTACGAACGCTCGCATCCGTTCGTCGCCTGCATCTATCCCGACGACAAGGCGACCATGGCCAACGCTATTCATCACGCCAATTGCGGCACCAGCATCGCACCGTGAGAGGGGCAGCCATGGAACACGTTGCCCGCTTCGTGCAATCGCATCCCGGCTTCTACGTCACGCACAACGATCGCGGCGTGACGCTGGCAATCGAGGTGCTCAATACCCGTACCGGCGAGCGCTGGATTGAACTGCAGACAGTGTGGTCAATCCGCGGCGCGCGCATCGCGCTTGGCTACTGACATGCTCGGAGACGCCATCAATCTCATGTGCGGCATGGGCACCTATGCCGTGCTGCTGGTCACACTGGCCGCGCTGTACACACTGACAATCGACTAACGCGAGGAAGTTCCATGAAACAGGTTCAGATCAAGTTGCTGAGCGAGCGCTACAAGACGGCAGAAGGCGCGCGCCAGCGTGCAGCATTCGAAAACGCCATAGCGCTAGGCGAGTTCCAGCGTGGCCAGAAGGCCCGCCACTACCGTTATCAGACGGTCACAGACGCCGCGGGCTTCTACCGCGTCGCGCGCTGCCTGCCCGTCGATACCGCAGCTTGACACTGCGCATTGCCGCGCGCTTCGCGCGCGGCTTTGCAGAGTGCCATGACGCTCTTCCCGCCCGGCAAGGCGGGACACATCGCGAGGACTTCACATGCTTTCGATCAAAGCCGCGACGGCTATCGCTGGACCATTGGGATACCCGTCTAAAATGCCCGGCACTTCGTACGGCATCAGCGCACATGCCTGCAAAGTCGGCGCCAAGCTGGCCAAGGTGCCCGGTAGCACCTGCCACGGCTGCTATGCGCTGAAAGGCAATTACAAATATCCATCAATCGCCATGTCGCACGCCAAGCGGCTTGCCGGCATCAGTGATCCGTCATGGACTATCGCCATGGTCACCTTGCTCAACGCCGCACATGTGCGCGGTACCGGGCGCAATGGCGCGTTTTCCAAGGGCTGGCATCGCTGGCATGACAGCGGCGATTTACAGTCCGTTGAACACCTCACGAAAATCTGTGCCGTTGCTGCGGCCACGCCGCACATCCGGCATTGGCTGCCGACACGCGAACACGCCATGGTCAAAACGTACGTGGCGCGCGGCGGCATCGTGCCCGACAATCTTGTGATCCGGCTTAGCGCCACCATGGTTGACGGCGCGCCGTCGGCGCAATGGCCGACGACGAGCGGCGTGCACAGCGCAGCGGCGCCACAAGGCGAAGCGTGCCGCGCCGTCGATGGCAAGTGCGGCGAGTGCCGGGCGTGCTGGTCACATGACGTCGCGCACGTGTCGTATCACCTGCATTGATTGATTGCAGCCTATGCCGCTGTACCACGGCGGCATAATCGGCAATCATGCCGCACACGCGAGGACTATCACCATGGCCAAGGCATTTAATTTCTACGCGGGCACGCAATACAACGAGACCGCCAAGCGCAGGTTTTCATTTGCGGCGCGCGGGCGCTTGCATGCGCTGGCCGCTGCACTCGAGTTGGCGCCGGGCACCTATGACGTACGCTGGAACGCGGGCGGCATCGCGGTGTCGGGCGAGGCGACGCTGCATGGCGACCACGTCTATGTGCGGGTGTCACAGCCATTCTTTGGCGAAGCGGACACCGGGGTACTGTATCGCCGCTGCAAAGGACGGCGCGACTATACCGGCGGCACTAATCACTTCGCCGCGCTGGCCGCGCTCAACTCGATTGACGCGCTGGCCGCGGTGATCGAGCGCGACTTGGGCCCTTGCTACAAGCCGAACGCCAACGAGGTATGACCCGAAATCTTCGGGTGCGGGGGCAGCCCCGGCACGGGCTGCCGCCCCGACACTTGCATGCAAGAGCCGCATCGCCCGCCCGGCACCCACGCACCGCGAGGTATGCGGCACCGGACACGGCGACCGCGGTGTGCTATCATCCCACCCGCGGCCCCGGCAAGGTGCCGTTCACAGGCTCGCACTGCGATGCCTACACGCGAGGAAACATCATGACCGCCAGCAATCTTCCGGTGCGAGTTTTCGAGGAACGCCCGATGACGGCGTTCCAGTATCAGATGCACTGCAAAAAGCTCGGCATCAGCGTCTACCGGTCAGCACAGGTGCTCGGCATCTCGCTGCGCCAGGCGCAGCGCTACGCCAAGGGCGAGCGCGAGATCCCGAAGCTTGTGGCCATCGCCCTGCGCGCCATGGTCCGCCTCGGCACTATCGATGTCTGATCGCCGCGTATCTTCCTGTACAGAAATGAAGGAAGCCACATGACCTTGACTGTAATACGTGTCCTGCAGCGGACCTGCCTTGTCGCCTTTATCGCGTGCCTGATAACCGACTGGCTCTACTTTCTCGCCATGAACATCGACGATCGGTTCCTGTTTTTCACCATCCTCGGGCCCACAAACCTCATGAGGTGGTGGATATTCCTCGCTATTGCGGCGGCAATCCTCGCCGAAATAGAGCGAGCGTTACGCCGCAGCACATGAGCGCGATCACGCGGCGGCTACGCGAGGAGAACGAAGCGCTACGCAAGCGCGTCGCCGAACTCGAAGACGTTATCGAAGGTGGAGGGGATGATCGCGATGATTACGAAGGCTGCCGCGGTGGAGGACGACAAGGGCGCGTGACGCTCGAACATGGAGAGGTCGCGATGGTGACGATACCTGACCGCATCGCCAAGCTGCCGCGCTGGCGCATCATGGGCGAGGACTATCCGGTGCCGTATTTTGTGACGTGGTTCGATGAGGACGGCAAGCCTTCCCGTGGCAACACCGGCAGGCCGGACTTTCGTGTCATGGATATGGCCAAGTGGGAACGCTGCTGGAAATCCGGGCGGTGCTGGGTGTGCGGCGAGCCGCTCGGCAAATACAAGGCCTATGTGATCGGGCCGATGTGCGCGGTCACCCGCACCACCAGCGAGCCCGGCTCGCACCTCGAATGCGCAGTCTACAGCGCCCAGGCCTGCCCGTTTCTGTCCAACCCGAAGATGAAGCGCGGCTCGGAGGTCAAAGAACTGCCCGCGAATACGCAGCAGCCGGTCGGGTTCTCCATCTCCCGCAACCCCGGTGTCTGCTGCGTGTGGGTGACCAAGTCGGCCAAGTCGTTCAAGGCCCCCAATGGCACGCTGATCACGCTCGGCGATCCCGAGGCGGTGCACTGGTTCGCCCATGGGCGCGCGGCGACCAAGGAGGAGGTGGTGGGCTCGCTCGCTACCGGGTTTCCGGCGCTCGCCGCGGTGGCCGATCGGGAAGGCGACGGCGCTCCCGAGGAGCTGCGGGCGCGCCTCAATGCGACGATGCAGCTGCTGCCGGTATAGGAGCGGAAATGCCATGAAGCGCAAGCAACCAGAAATGCTCGGCGATGCGCCGATCGAGGACGAGTACATCGAGATGATGAATGTGGTCGCGCAGGCGCTCGACGGCATGTTCAACGGCAACGCCAGGGGCGACGATCGCAAGACCGGCTTCGTGCTGATGGTGTTTCCGTTCGCCGACCAGAGCGGGCGCTGCAACTACATTTCCAACGGCGCCGGTCGCCAGGACATCGTCGCGCTGATGAAAGAAATGATCGCGCGCTTCGAAGGTCAGCCGGAACTCGAAGGCCGCGCCTGAGTTTTATGCCAACGGGCTGCCGCGGCATGCTTGGCCCGCGCCCTGCGCCGCTTTGGTGACCATTGCCGGCTTGCCATTCCACCGCGGCGACCCATTTCGACCGCGATAAAGCTGACTGTTTTGCTTCCTAAGCGCTTAGCAGGCGGCGGCGGGTGTACGCGCCTGCCGTCGCGGGCTTCCCACTGCGGTTTCATCTTCTCGACCAGCACCGGATCGATGATCATCACCGATTTGACGCCGAGCACCTTGGCAATGCGCAACAGCGACACTGCCGAGAAATGTTTGAGGCGAAGATCGGAGAGGTACTTCGCCGAGCTGCCTTCGCCGAGCCCGGTCAGCTCGTCGAGCAGTCGATTGGAAAGCGCGAGTTCGGTAACGCGATCGCGCAGTCTCTCGATCAACGCATCGTAGTCGGTGAACTCGCCGATGACGGTCTCGCCGATCACGTCGACGATGCGCTTGCCGTCGAGATCGTGCCATGTCATCATCGGTCGGGTTTCTCATCGAAGCGGGCCAACGCCTCGCGCAGCGCAACGATATATGGCGGTCCGTGGTCGAAGATGTGCTCCGGGTAATACTCTTCGAGCAGCACGCGGCCGATGTGGACGATCGCCTTCCAGGCCTCGTCGCGGGCTAGCAAGGCGATCAACTCCAGTCTCGCTTCAGGGCTCATGCCAGCTGCACTCCGGTCGCGTAATAGAACACCACCACCACGGCGCGCCGCTTCTCGTCGGGCGGCACAACCACCACCTGCTCGCGCCTTACCACGATGCGCCGGCGCTCTTCCAGCGTCACCACGGTCCAGTGCAGCAGGTCGAGCAGTGCGTGATAGGTCGGCGTCACGCCCGCCGCCAAGTGAATGTCACGTTCCAAGTTGCCGACATAATACCGGATCGTCTGGCCCGGCCGGATCGCCCGCAGCCGCTCGATGGTCACCGGAAGCCCGGCCGGCATCAGCCGGGCGACCAGCTCCGATTTCTGCTCCTGCGCCACCGGCGGGCGCTTGTCGGGCTTCGGCGCGTGATGGAAGGCCTTGCCACGGCCGGTAGAGCGGTCGCCGGTGCGCTGTTCAGGCATCGCCGCCACCTTGCTGGCTCTCGGGATGCCCGGGCGCATCCTGGGCCTTCTCATGCGCCTCGAGTTCCATCGCCTGCAGCACCTCGACCAGGGCGGGCGACAGCAGCAGCCGGCCAGCCGTCACCGGCTGCAACTTGAGGCGGCGATACTCGGCGAGGATCGTGCTCTCGGTGGTGAGTTTCTTCAGCCGGTCGTGGTCGGTGTAGGCGGTGAAGTGCCCGTTCGACTTCGCGGCTTTGCGCTTTTTCGTGGTCATTTTCCTCTCCTGTTCGCCAGCCGTTGGTCGATCTCGGCGCGGGTCAAGTCCGCTGGCCGCTTCACCCGCTCCGCTTCATCGCTGGCCGCTTCTTGCCGCGGCCCGGCACGCTCTGACTCAGTCACAAAGGAAGGCTTACTTATTGTGGATGTGAATGCTTCCGCATTGCTTCGATTTGGAACTACCTCCGAACGGCGCCTTTTCCAGCCCGACTTGAGGCCGCCTTTTTGGCCCGCAAGTCTGCGTTTTGCCTTGGCTATTTCGAGTTTCCGAATTTCGTGGTCGATGCGCCGGTGATGCCAGCCGTGATGGAAAAACGAAGCAATGCTTCGCCGAATTTGAGGCCACTCTTCGCAGTTGCACGAAGCAATGCTTCGAAGCTGTTCGTCGTCGTTTGGCAGGCCGCCGTTCGCCCAGTAATGCATGATCAGCAGCAGGTAGACGCCGTGCTCGGCCGGCCGCAGGTGCCGGGTGTCGGCGAGGTAGTCGCCGATGTAGAGCGGCATCCATGGCCGGCTGCTCATGAGGCTCAGTCGCCATAGGCGAAGCGATCGAGCACGTCGGCCAATTCACCCTTGGCGATCGACGAGGCGTCGAGCGACTTGTTGGCCTCGCCGCGTCCGAGCTTGTCCTTGGCGGCGAATATTTCGCGCACCACCTCGTGCATCTGGCGATGGGTGAGCCGCTTGATCAAGGCCTTGATGAGGTCGAGCGGGTCCGTGCTTGGCGCCGGCTGCGACGGCACCAGCTGGCGCTCCAGTGCTTCGAGCACCGGCCGCTCGTGCTTCGGCGCATAGGCGCTGACTGGCCGCTCGGGGGTGAGATCGCGCGGCATCGGGATGTCACTGGCCATTGTCGTCCTCCCTTGGTTTGTTGGTTCGGGTGTAGACCGCATCGCCGCTGCCCATGCTTTGAGTGAAGTAGCCGCGGTGGCAAAGGCGGTAGAGTTCGTCACGAGTGTTGGCCTGCCAATTGACCGGCTTGTTCGGGATGTCGCGGCAGAGCTTGTAGGCGGCGTGACAGGTGATCCCCTCGCCGCAACGCAGGGCGAGCAGGCGCTCGTGCACTGCGGTCTTGTGCGGTAGCGGAACGGGGCCGAACAGGTCATGCCCCCTCATGGCGACCACTCCCGCAGCCTCACCTTCACTCCGAGCGGCGCCCGTCCCCATACGGCGACGAGGCGCTCGCAGTACTTGTCGTCCTCGATGAGCCCGGCGCGCTGCAGCCAGTCCATCAGCGGCTTGATGCAATTATCGAGGTCGAACTTGCGGTTCGGCGGGCGCTGCAAGATGAACTCGACCTCGTAGGCCCCGATGATCATCACCGTGATTTCGGTGGGCCTGCCACGATGAGGCGCGCGGGCGGCGTAGAGCTGATAGTCGGCCTCGGCGATCCATGCTCGGACGGACGGCGTCCGGTTGCCGAGCTTACGGATGAAGCGATTGACGGACGGCGGCCGCGGCAGATCGAGCACGAACGACCACTCGGCATCATCCAACTTTTGGTCGAGCTTGCGGCGCTTGATGTCGGCCCGCGTCATCGTCATGTGCCTCCGCGCGCGTTGAGCCACGCATGGTGTGGGCAGTACCGCGAGCCCTCGACCGCCATACCGCCGCAGTAGAGCTTCGCCCGGATGTCGCGCTCGTCGTTGCGCCACATCGGCCAGTGGCAGGCGTCCTCGGCCAGCTCGGTGATCAGGCAGGGCGCGCTGTGCAGCTCGGGCTGGCCGTGCTTGGTGCGGCTGGGTTCGGGAAACCTGATGCGCGGCCGCGGCACCCATGGGTGCGATGGCTTGGGTTTGGGCTGGGCGGGCTTACGCTTGCGCTTCGGCGGCGGCCTTTCCGGCGACGTGCAATGCAGACCGAGGCGATCGAGCTTGCCGATGACACTGTTGCGGGTGGTGCCGAGCCAGTCGGCGATTACCCGCGCGCTGCATCCGTCGGCATGCATCCGCTTGAGATCGCTGATCGCGCTCTGGTCCCAAGTCATCGCGCCCATGGCTGTCCATCATCGTCCGTTCGCTTTGGCCTTCCTGCGCATCGCCCGGTAGTCGGCGGCGCGCTTCTTGGCGGCGGCACGCCGACGTGCCAGCTCCCGCTCGGACAGCTTCCAGTCACGCTCCTCAAAGAAGTCGTTCGCCGTCACCGCGCCCGCGGTGGCGTGCTCGATGCGCTTGAGAACGATGGCGTTCGGCCGCCGGCTGCCGTTGGCGTAGCGGCTCACATTGGGTTGCTCGACGCCGGAGCGCCGGGCGAATTCAGCCTGCGAGATGCCATTTTCGGTGAGCCAGTCGATCAGTCGCATGCCGCAACATTACCACGCGGTCATAGCGTGGCAAGTCAGAAAACGGAATATGGAGAGGTTCCAAGTTGGTACTGGACAGCGATGTTGCCTGAGTGTTACCAATCTGGCATAGCCCTGACACGAATGTCAGTCAAAACAATGCTTAGGACGGGGCACTAGTGCACACAACGATGGACCGCGAGACATGAACATGCTACCGGACGTACGTACTTATCGAGAACGAGAGGGGCTTTCGCAGCAGGCGCTCGCCGAGCGCCTCGGTGTCACCCAGTCGATGGTGGCGCGCTTGGAATTGAGCCCAGACAACAAGAACTACAGGCCGGCCTCGCCACAACTGGCCCAGAAATTGGCGGAGTTGTTCCGCGCTCCGCCCGCGGCGTTCCAGCCGCGGCGACGGGCGACGGATAGTTGGCCCCGTGCAGCAAGGGGAAGGCGCGCCGTGATGACACCTCTCGACTTGAACGAGATCGTCTACCGACTCAATGCGACGCGACGCGAGCGGATCATCAGCTTTATCCTGGAGATGGCCATGGAAGAGCACCCCAGCAACGGCACTGATGATGACCCAGTCATGACTAAGGATGACGAAAAAATTACCGAGTGAGGTTGACCATTATTACCAACGAGGCATAGGCTGGCGCCAGTCGCTGGCCTAGTCTGCCCCCGTGTGCCCCCTCGTGGGTTTGTCTGACTGGGCTGGCGGCGCTCTCTTTTGAGGAGGCGCCCCGATGAAATCGAAGCCCAAAACTTTTGCCGCAAAAAAGAAGCCCGCCCCAGCGCACAGGCCGCTCACCGCCGCGCCGAAGGACACGCCGGTCCGCAAGATCGTGCAGATCGCACTGGGCGGCGCTGAACATTGGCTGTTGTGCGATGACGGCACCGCCTGGTTCGGCTCGCCGGGCCACTGGAGCCAGGCCGACACCACAAACGTCACCAATCCATCGCCGCCGCCGCCCGCGCCAGCATCCGAGCCGGCGCCGTGAAGAAGTTCAGCGAGAAGGCCCACATCGACGCCGTCGGACTCGACCGCTACGAGGCCGCGGTCGGGCGCGCGATGGTGCGGCTCAAGAACGACACCAGGCTGCTCGGCGCCGTCAAGCTGCGCCTCGCGCTCGCCGAGCAGATGGCATTCATCGCCACCGGCGCACCCCACCGGCCATTCGCAATTGTGCTGTACGAAAAACAGTTCGGCCGTCCCACCCAAGAAATGCAGGACATCGTCGACCACTACCTCAACACGACCGAGGAGGAGGTCGATGCTCACAGCTGAGCAACTCAAGGCGCGCGCCGGCAAGCTGACCGGGTCGCGCATCGCCTGCCTGATGAAGGGCGATCCCGTCGCCATCGACCGGCTGTACCGGGAGATGATCGGCGCGGCCGAGGAGGAGGACCTGCGCCACGTCTGGCCGGTGCGCCTCGGCGAGGCGACCGAGCAGCTCAACCTCGACTGGTTTGAGCAGAAGAACCAGATGCCGGTGACCAGCCGCGGCCGGGTGGTGGTGCACCCGAGGATCAATTGGGCGGCCTGCACACTCGACGGCTGGTGTGCCGATCTGAGCTGTCCGATCGAGTGCAAGCACGTCGGCGGGCGCGAGCCGCTTGAGGTGGTGATCGATCGCTACCAGCCGCAGATGCAATGGCAGATGGAGATCACCGGCGCCAACCAATGCGCACTGTCGGTGATCATGGGCGCCAACGAGCCGATCGTCGAGTACATCGACCGCGACGACGGCTACATCGCCGAGATGATCCGGCGCGGCCGGATGTTCATGGACTGCGTCGCGCGGCGGGTGTCGCCGGTGGCATTGCCGGCGGCGCCGTCGCCGATCGATGCCAGTAAGCAATACGACATGACCGGCAACAATCTGTGGGCGGCCAGCGCCGCCACCTGGCTGGCCAACAAGGATGCGGCGCGGCTCGCCGACGACACCACCAAGGTGCTCAAGAACATCGTGCCGCCCGACGCCAAGAAGTGTTTCGGGTACGGTGTCCAGATCACCCGCGACCGCGCCGGCCGGCTGTCACTCAGGGAGAGCGCGCAATGATCCGCATCAACGCCACGGCCATCCTCGGCCGAGACCTGCGGCCCGGCGATCTGTTCTCGACGGAGGGGCCCGCGTATTGGGACGGCTTCCAGCAATTTTATTCGATCGGCGAGCGCGTCTACATCCGCACCGCCTCGCCGGCCGCCCAGGCGCCCGACGCCGACGAGGAAGTCTACCGCATCGAGATCGAGGAGTTGCCATGACCAAGGCGATGACGACCAAGGCGCATCCGGCGCCGGGGCTATTCTCTCCCGAGCAGGTCGACCTGATCAAGCGGACGATCTGCAAAGGCGCGACCGACGACGAGCTGCAGCTGTTCATGCACCAGGCCGCGCGCACCGGTCTTGATCCGCTGTCGCGGCAAATTTATGCGGTGAGGCGATGGGACGGCCAGCAGCGGCGCGAGGTGATGACGATCCAGACCTCGATCGACGGCTTGCGTCTGATCGCCGAGCGCACCGGAAAGTATCGCGGTCAAGTCGGTCCGTTCTGGTGCGGCCCCGACGGCGAGTGGTGTGACGTGTGGGTGCGCGACGAGGCTCCCACCGCAGCCAAGGTCGGCGTGCTGCGCGCGGACTTCACCGAGCCGTGCTGGGGCATCGCGCGCTTCGCCTCCTATGCGCAGAAAAACAAGGAGGGCTTCCCGACCAAGATGTGGGGGACGATGCCCGACGTCATGATCGCCAAGTGTGCGGAGGCTCTGGGGCTGCGCAAGGCCTTCCCGCAAGAGCTGTCGGGCATCTACACCAACGACGAGATGGCGCAGGCCTCGGTGTTGAACGAGCCGCGGCGCCCGCCGACGCCGGCGCCCAACGTGATGCAGCCGCACAATCCCGAGACCGGAGAGATCATCGAGCAAGGTTCGCCGCCGGCCCCAAATACGTCATCGGCGGCGACGACCGCCTCGTCCGTAAGCTCTACGACGGACGAGGCGGTCCCTGATGAGCCCGAGCCTGATGAGCGCGAGCTGACGCTGGAGGAGGAGGCGCGCTTTGCGGCGGGCCACGGTCGTGCGGCGTTCGCCGTGCTGTGGCAGCGCCTGCTGCCGCATCAGCGTGATGACCTCAAGCCGATCATGAAGGAGCTGGCAGAGCTGACGCGGGAGGCTGATGCATGAACAAAGTCCCGTCGATCTCAGGGCGGGCCAAGGCCAAGTCATCGCTCGTCCAGTTTGATCCCAATCGGCACCGGCTCAAGGTTGCCGCCCTTGACTTCACCATCGAGGAAGCCAGGCGGATCAAGGATTGGCCCGCGCTGGAGGAGGCGGTCGATGCCAAGATCGCGCAACAGGTCGGCTTCGTCGCGTGGTGGAAGGCGAATGTCACTGGCCAAGGTACCCGCACAGACCTTTCCCGCGATCGCGGGAAAAGTCTTCCGATGCGCAAGGCCGAGAAAGAGACCGGCATGGCAAATCAGCGCGTGTCCGACCTCGCGGTAAGCCTGGGGGAGCCTGACATCTACCGGGAGCGCCTGCTGGGGATTGAATACCGCGCGGCGTTCCTTTCGGCTGCCGAGCTGTCCGATAATCAGCGCATCCAGCAATCGCTCAGCAATGAGCACTACACGCCAGCCAAGTACATCGAGGCCGCGCGCAAGGTGCTCGGCGGCATCGATCTTGACCCGGCCAGCAATGATCTTGCCCAAGAGACGGTGCAGGCGGGCACGTATTACACCAAGGATGACGACGGGCTGACCAAGGAGTGGCGCGGTCGCGTATGGCTAAACCCGCCCTATGGGGACATCGTCGGCAAGTTCATCGACAAGCTATCCGGAGAACGAGCCGCCGGCCGGGTGTCCGCCGCGATCTGCGTCGTGAACGCTCACTGCACCGACACGGCATGGTTCCAGCAGTTGTGGGATGGCTGCCTGTGCTTCACCAACCATCGCATCAACTTCACCGGAGATGAGACAAGAAGCGGGTCCACACACGGCAGCGTGTTCGTTTACTTCGGTCAAGATCGCGAGAAATTTGCAAGGTTATTCCTCCAATTTGGAGCGTGCGTAGTGAAAATGTAAATAGCGTCACAGGGAGAAAACCAATGGCAAAGACCAGGACAAAAACCAAAACCAACGGAAAGCATAAACCAACCGACTACAAGTACACCTCTGAACAATATCATCTACTGGCACCCGTACTGAACCAAAATCCACCGATCGTTGAATTACACATCACGTCGCTTCGCGTTGATAACAGCTACCAGGACCGCCCGCGCGAAAAAATGGTTGCCCAAATCGTGCAGAATTTCAGCGAGGCGCTGCTTGGCATTGCGGTCATCGCGGAGCGTCCAGATGGCACGCTTTACGTGGTCGACGGCGAGACACGTCGGCAGGCCATGCTTGAGATGGGCATGACATCGCGCAGGATGCGATGCCAAGTGTTCAAGACGATGGGAAGCAAGCAGGAGGCTCTGCTTTTCTCTCTTCTGAACTCCAATCAATCAAGGCGGCCAATCAAACTGCTGCAGAAGATGCAAGCCTACTATAAGGCCGGCATCGACGGTGGTTTGGGCGAGGCGGTTCACGAGTGTGGGTTCTCGTTTGAGCGCGGCAAAACCCAGTTGCGCGGGCCAGATTTTATAAGGAAGGCCTGGGAACTCGATCGTGACGGCACCGTCATGAAAAAGTCCCTGCTCGGCGCAAGGCACGCATGGGGCGACGCTGCGTTCACGGTGCATGGATACATTTTCCTCGGGATTGCGTTGCTGTTTAAATCTCAATTACCCAGGCCCATTGATGCCCAAGTGCGCCGCGCCCTCAAGGGAACAACCCCCACGGAGATCGTGGATGAGATGGCAAAGAAATATGTGAAGCACGGGGGCAGAAACATGCATCTGCACCCGCACGAGCAGGCGAAGATGGTCGCCGGCATTATCGGCGGCATGGTTAACAAAAGTCGATCCAGTGAGCCTAAGCTCGATCTCGATAGATTGGATTAACCGAGATGGGTACCCTCGATCACGAAGCTGCCCTGATCGGCCGACTGTACCAGACCGCTAAAGCCTCCGATGATCGCATCCTCTACCTTGCGGATATCGGCAATCGCCTGCTTTCCAAAAAAGAGGCCATTGGCCACGGCGAATGGTTGCGCTGGCTTGGCGCGCATCGCAACGCTCTCGGGTTCTCCGATCGCGCGGCAAGCCGGTTCATTTCTGGTGCCCAATGGATGGCCTCGAACTGGCAAGTAGCGAGGAAGCTAGAGGAGATTGCGACAAACCCTCATGCCAATGAGGACGACCTCGCCGAGGCCGACGAGATCAGAGAGACAATCAGTTGCCAGTTCCGTCCGGTTTTTCGCGGCACGCTGGGACGCAGGCAGAACGAGTGGCATACGCCGCGCGAATACATTGCGCTGGCTCGCGAGGTTCTCGGCGACATCGATCTAGACCCCGCCTCAAACGACAACGCCCAGGAAACCGTCAAGGCGCGATGCTATTTCGATAAGGAACAGAACGGGCTTGTCCGGTCATGGGACGGCCGGGTGTGGCTCAATCCGCCGTATTCGCAACCGCTGATTTCGCAGTTCATGCGGAAACTGCTAGCGGAGTGGGACGCCAAGCGCATCGAGTCCTGCATCGCGCTGACCAACAACTTCACTGACACCGCATGGTTTATCGACACCGCATCCCAGGCCAATGCGATCTGCTTTACGCAGGGCAGGGTCAAGTTCCACAATCGCGATGGCGACGTCGTCAATCCCACCCAAGGCCAGGCATTCTTCTACTTCGGCCGAGAGGTCGATGCATTCAAGGAAATCTTCGGGCGCGTAGGGCTGCTGATGCGGCCAGAACCCGACTCGTGGTCGAGACGCAGGGTTCGCGAGGCAACCTATGGCGCGTAAGAAACAAGACAGGGTTCTTGTGGTGTGCGCCCGGTGCGGCTGGCGCGGCAAGCGTAGCCGCACGAGTGTATGGCCTGCATGCCCGCAATGCCGAGCGCGGGCAGACCTCATCGTCCCCGTCACACAAAAAGCCGGCGCCGCACGACCGACGCCACGCAAATCTTAACGAAGTGTTAATTTTTGACAGGCTATGCTACAATGGTAACGCGGGTACCTCTTCCTCTGTATTGCTCTGAAGAGCAGATCGCCGAGTTCGTCCTGGGCCCTGGCCGCCTTCGCGACTGGAAGGATCGCGTCAGAATGCTGGAGCGCATCGGCCTGCCGCAGACTGATCCGATGATGGGTGGTCGCTATCGGCCGGCCGTCGAGCGGTTCTTTCAGCGGCGCAACGGCCTCACCACCGAAGCGGCCCCGCGAGTGAAGCCTGACCAACCTGAGAAGTGGAAAACCGAATGTCCGCCAGAGTTACCGACCTCCACCGGGACCTCGCCCCCGGAGACGCCCCCGGCCTCGAGTGGCAGCCGAGAGCCAACGGCAAGCGTGTCCCATATTGGGTTGCACCGCGCGCGGCGAAGGCCAAGGGCTTCACCCCAAAAACCGTCAAGCTCGACGCCGACGCCACCGCGGTCGAGCTAGCCGCGGCGTGTCGCCTATGGCAGGCGGAGGCGCTGGAGTTCATCACCCGCGGCGGCGCCAAGGATGAGCGGGCCGCGTTCGACGGCACCCTGCGCTGGCTGATCAACAGCTACCAGACCGACCGCATCTCGCCGTTCAACACCAATTGCAAGTGGAACACCCAACAGGTCCAGACCACCTACCTACGCGTCCTCTCCGAGCAGATCGGCATGCGCCAGATCGCCGACGTCACCGGTGCCGACGTGCGCGACTGGTACGAACACTTCCGCATGCCCAAGCGGGAGGGCGACCGCGAGCGCGTCGGCTACTCCAACCAGCTGATGTCGACGCTGCGCGCCGTGCTCCGCTTCGGCATCATCGCCGAGCCGACGGCGCGCGAGGACTGCATCCGCCTTGCCGGCAAAGAGCAAGGCATCCTGGCGTTCATGCGCTTCGAGGTGGGCGAGGCGCGCACCACCGAAGTCACCGCCGACATGGTCGACGCCTTCCGCGCCGAAGCTCACTCCCAGGGCTACCCATCGATCGCGCTCGCGACCGCAATCCAGTTCGAGACGGCGCTGCGGCAGGCCGACGTCATCGGCCAGTGGGAGCCGCTCAAGCGCGGTGAGGTTCACGCGCAGCAGACTGCGATGGTCCGGCACTATCACCGGTGGGTGGGCGGCCTGCTGTGGGGCGAGCATGTCAGCGCCGACCTCGTGATGATCAAGCCGACCTCGAAGTCGAAGTTCAAGAAGAAGGCGGTATCGGACTGGACGCTGTGCCCGATGATCATGGAGGAGCTGGCGCACGTCCCGCCCGAGCAGCGCATCGGGCCGGTCGTCGTCCACTCTGGGCCGCATTTCGTCACCGGCCCGTGGCGCCGCCTCGCGTTCTGGCGACGCTGGAAGGAGATCGCCGCCGCCTGCGAGCAGATCGATCCGCGGTGGCGCGGCGTCCAGAGCATGGACATGCGGTCGGGCGCGATCACCGAGGCGACCGAGGGCGTCGACGCGGATGGCATCGAGTTCGCTAGCGTCCAGAAGCTGCTCGGCACCCACGCGGCGCGGCAGATGACGCAGCGCTACGCCCGCGGCACGCTCGACAAAGCACGCGCCATCCAGAGCCGTCGGGTTGCAGTTCGCAATGCCACACCAAACACCGCCAAAACGTAGGCGTCCTATGTGCGTCCTATGCGTCCTACGGGCCCATTGAAATCATTGCATAAAACGACGCTAAATAATCCGTTCCACCAACCTTAAGCAACTGATTTCATTGACACCCGTAGGACGGTGTTTCTGAGGTGTTCACGGCCCACAGGATGGCCTGTTCACCTACCTCGGCGGGGGTTAACCGATCGTAAAGAACCTCCGTCGCACCATGGTCACCCTCTCGAACAGGAGTGACGGACATGAAAGAATTTTGGGTGACCGGGTGTCTGACGCTTGAGGGCGTGAGGTTCCGCATCGTGGCGAAGGACGAGGCCGAGGCGAGACAGAAGGCCGCCGCCGGCAAGTGGGACGACTACGAGCGCGGCACCGGCCAGAGTGCGGACTGGGAGATCGACCCCGACGCGCTGGAGGGGTGACAGGATTACCGGCGGGGCATAGGCTCTCCCGCAGGAGGAGCCTATGCCCGTCGGCCCCGGCAAGTACGACGACCTCACCACCCACGTCCGCGAGACCACCAACGCTCAGGCGGTCGTGCTGATCATCGTGGACGGCAACAGAGGCAACGGCTTCTCCGTGCAGTCCACGCAGCGCTTCGTTGACGGCGGTGTCTTGGTGAAGCTGCTGCGCGACATGGCCGACGAGATCGAGGAGGCAGCACCATGAAGCGACACTGCGGCGACTGCCAGCTGTGCTGCAAGCTGCTGCCGATCCCTGAGTTCAAGAAGCCGGCCGGCGAGCGCTGCCAGCACCAACGCCACAGCATCGGCTGCAACATCTACCCGCGGCGCCCGCACGCCTGCATGGTGTGGAATTGCCGCTGGCTCGGCGGCGCCGACACCGGCTCGCGCCCCGACCGCGCTCACTACGTGGTCGACATCATGCCGGACTTCATCACCGCCACCGACGAGCACGGCACCAGGAACCAAGTGCCGGTGATCCAGGTCTGGATCGATCCGGCCTACCCCGAGGCCCACCGCGATCCGCGCCTGCGCGCCTGGATCGAGCGCGAGAACATGCCGGCGCTGATCCGCTTCAACGCGGTCGACGCCATCATGATCGCGCCACCGTCCTGGTCGGCCGATCGGAAATGGTTCGAGACCAAGCCGAAGTGCCATGAGACCACGCACAGCTTCGCCGATATCGAAGCGGCGCTCGGCCCGATGAAGGTGGTGGTGACGCCATGAGGCTCGGGCCCGACGCGGGAGGCATGGGCCTCTACATCCTCGACGGCAAGACGCCGAAGCCGGTGAGCGACTTCCACGTGTGGGGGCGCTGGTACGAGAAGGCCGACCGCCGCGTCGCGCAGACCACGCTCACCAACGGCTCCTGGGTGAGCACGGTGTTCCTCGGCATGGAGCACGTCCATGGCCTATTCGAGACGATGATCTTCGGCGGCGAGCACGACGAGTATCAGGCGCGCTGCTGGACCTGGGAGGAGGCCGAGCTGATGCACGCCGAGGCGGTGCAGGTCGCTTACTCCGGGCGTGATCTCAAGAAGCTGTTTGCACAGGTGTTGTGATGAATTGGCTTTTCACCCGGCCCTGGTATGTGCGCGCATTTATCGGCACGATCCTCGGCGGCATCTTTTTCATCGGCATCGGTGAAACCGGCCGGGCGTTATTGGGCAAGGACAGTCTGTGGGACTATCTAGCGCCACATCGGGACGTGAACCCCGGCGAGGGCGAGTAGCTGGATGATCACGTAGATCACGATCACCGCCAGCAGGATCGCGAGTAGCACCCGCACGATGGTGGCGAACGGCTCGCCCATCGGGACGAGAGGCAGCAATTGCTGGATGCCCCACCACACCACACCGAGCAGAACGAGCAGCAGGATGAGGCCGATCACTGCGCCGATCATGGTGGCTTCTCCTTCGGGTCCGGGCAACTGATGGAGCGCTGCTGCAGCAGCAGATGGATGGCGTTGCTGTTGTCCAGTATCTGCGTCACCAGCTGGTTGCGCGATGCCGCCGCCGACTGCAGGGCGTAGTAGATGAAGAACAGCAAGGCCATGTTGGCAACGATGAGCGCCAGCACTGCGGGCTGGCCCTTCATGGCATCGAAGAAACTTCGCGCGGTCTGGCCGATCTCTTCGCTGGGGCCCGGGTTCATCGCCGCGCCACCCTCTGCTTCTTCTTTGCCGGCACCCGCACGTGCTTGGCCACCTTGGTGCCGTCGTCCTCCAGGTAGGCCTGCACCTGCTTGAACATGCGATCGGCGTCGGACTTCAGCTCGACCTCCTTGCGGATGATCGGGCCGTAGTGGTTGCACAGGTTGCGCAGCGTCAGGGCGTGGCTCTCGACCGCGAACGCCGGGCACTCCTTGCACAGCAGCTGGAAGTCGTAGCCCTTGCCGCTGCCGTAGCAGCTCCACTCGCTCGACGAGCACGACACGCCGTCGTCGAACTGGCTGAGGTAGCAGCTGGGCTTGTTTGCCGACCGCGAATACTCCGCCATCAGGTTCGAGAACTCAGGGTCGCTGGCGCTGTGCGCGTTGTAGCTGGTCTGAAACAGCCCGGCCTCGGCGGTGTCGCTCGATGTGTTGGTGGCACTCTGGTCGCGGCCCTCGCAATGGCGGCCGCTGCTCTCGCGCATGCCCGAGCCGAGCATCAGCGCATAGAGATGGCGCAGCGTGTCGATGCCGTCGTTCTCGTTCGACATCCGCATGTTGTCGAACTCGGAACGGTAGACGTTGAGCGCGTCCTTGTCGCTGTTCATGCGGGCGCTCGCCATCACCAGGACGGCGGGGTGGCCGGCCTTGAGTTTCTTCACCGACTGGGCGTAGGCACACGCCATGCCCTGCATGTAGCCGACCGGGGCAATTCCGCGGTCGTCCCACGCATAGTTCGAGATCACGCTCTCGTTGGCGATGTGGCAGATATCCTCGATCTCCGCCTCGGTGAGCGCGTGCGGCGGCGGCGGGATCGGCTCCTTGTGCTCGTACAGTGCGCCCCAGGTCTGCGAGCCGGCGATGCCGTCATAGTCGAGGCCGCGCGAGGCCTGATAGTCCATCACCGCTTCCTCGGTGAGGCCGCCGAAGTCGCCATCGGTGACGAGGTTCGGCGATGGCTTCAGCTCCCAATTGAGCATGGTCTGCAGGTCCTCGACGTCGTGGCCCTCGTCGCCCTGGCCGAGCACCGGGCGGGTCGACAGCGGCACGTCGTAGGGGTTCTCGGGACGCGACGGCGGCTGCTCGCCGGGCGGCTCGACCGGCGGCGTCTCGCCGATGTCCTGGCCGCTGATCGCCTCGGCGATGGCATGGCAGATCGCGTCGAACTTCGGGTAGTAGCAGCTGTTGCAGTCGTGGCTGCTGTCGCCGAAGCAGACTTCGAGGAGCACCGCCGGCTCTGCGGTGTTGCTCAGGAAGTAGAGCCCGCTCGACTGCTTGGCGCCGCGATTGATCAGGCCGCCGGCCTGCGCCATCGCCCCGGCAATCTTGCCCGCGAGGCTCGCCTGGCTGTAGTGCCAGACCTCGGTGCCCATCGGGTTCGACGTCGTCGAGTAGGCGTTGAAGTGTACGCTCACATCGTAGTCATGCGGGCCCTGCGCGTTGTGGAAATTGCAGATGCGCTGCAGGTTCTCCTGCTGGTCATCGCTAACGTCGTCGTGGTAGGTCACCACGGTGACGCCGGCAGCGCGCATATACTCGGCGGCTTTCTCGACTACCTTGCGCGCTTCGTTGACCTCGTCGAGCCATTGCGACGACATCCCGCGGATGTATTTGCCGTGCCCGGATGAGATGACGATCTTCATTGGCCCTCCGGAGGTGGTTTGGGAACGCTCGGCGGCAGCTCTCTCATCTTGGCGGCCTGCGCCTGCCGCTCGGCGTTCTGCAGGATTGCAATGACCTGGCCGTGCGCCTCACGCGTCATCGGAATGCGGCTGAGTTCGTAGTCGAGCTGGGCACGCCATTCGCTGAGCGGAAGTATCTGTTGCTGTTGCGCCACGACGGAAGTCGCCATGAGAATTGGAAACATCGCGAGCGCAAATCTCAAGGACATGTCGTGTTCCTATACAAACCGCCGTTGGCAGAATTGACGCAGACAAAATTACCTGCCCCAGCCGCAGTCAATTGCGGGATGAAGACAGCTTGGGTGTTGCCGGGAGACTGAGTACCAATGGTGATTATGCCAGTCCCCTTGGCAAATAAATCCACACTGATGTTTGTATCTGGGCCTTGTGCAGCATATACGATCGGCCCTGCTCCTGGCAGGGACGTCATGAAGTAGAACCCATTGTAGTTAGGGATCATCGTTGTCGTATCACCGCCCAGAATGCTAAAAGCCGGGCTGGTGCTTGCATTGGTAAATGCGTAGGTAAGAAGAAAAGCAGCATTGCCGGAGTGATCCCACATATTGTAAACGATTGACTGGCTGTGTGCGTCTGGAGCCGCATTCAGTCCAGTCGTTCCAACACTAAGCGCATTATCAGCGGCCCCGTTACCCGACACGACCGCAAAATTCAAATGACCGGACGTCGGATTGCAGGGTGGAGATGTGAAACCAGAACCGGCAGCGCATAAATTAGTGACGTGAAACGCAACGCCCGTCATAGCCGCATTTGCGGCATAGCTGACGTTATAGCCCTCCACGTTTGTGCCGGTTTCCCATATGCCGTAATCCATTTCAAAGCCGAGCAGGTTCACCCCCGTGATGCCGTGCGTTACATTGTCTGGAGTATCAGTCAGCCGACCGTTCTGGTACCAAACGTCGGTATTTGTGGTTATAGCCTCGACGAGGCCATAGAAGCAGACACCGTTGGCATTCACGCCGGCGCCTGGCCCATGAGCCCCCGTGCCCGAGCTGCTGCGGACATAGCATCCGAACGCGTTTACACCGAGAGCGAGCCCTGGGGTTCCTTGACTTGGTGGGATATTGACCGTCGATCGTATATTGTCGAATGTCACGCCGCCGGTAACCGGGTCAGAAATCTGGCTCTGAGTCGTCGAGGAGTTCTGGATGATGACGCGCGCATCGCCCGTCGTGACCGGCAGCGTATTGTTTCCGATGAACAGCTGCGGCGCGGTCCAGGTGCAGGACGTGCTCAGCGATGCGCAGGCGCCCGTGCCGCCGCCACCACCGCCCGGCGGCTCGACGATCGGCTGACCGCTGCCGTCGAAGCCCAGCACCATGCCGGCACGAGCCAGCGCATTTGGCAACGGCAAGAGCACCTCACCGGGCTGCACTCGGATCGTACCGTTGACCTCGTCCCAGGCCTCACGGTTCTGCGCGACGATGTCGGTGATGACCTGATTGAGCTGGCGCGCCGTGACGCCGGCGCTCTCGGAGAACTGCGAGGCGCGGCGCGGCCGACGATCGCCAACGATTACGACAGCGCCGGTCTGCGGAGCATTGAAGGTCAGCACGGCGTTGGTGATCGGCCGCGGGATCGAGCCGAGCGACCCGGTGGCGCTCGACAACGTCCAGCCGTAGCTGACATCGGTCGAGGGATAGGCCACGCCATTGACGAACACCTGCACCCAGGCGTCGACATCGGTGGCATCGCCATAGATGGCGAACCCAACCGAGCAGGCACAGGTCGAGGCGGTGAGGTTGTAACTGGTGAGCCGGGCGGCATCAGGCAGTGCCGGAACTGACGGCGGCGCCTGGGCTGCCACCAGGGCGGTCAGACCGAGCAGGGCGACGAGGGCGAGGGCGATCTTGCGCATGGCCGGGACCATGCCGGCCAGGCCCGGGCGCGGCAAAGCACCCGCTATTGCCGATGCTGCTGCTGTGGGATGCCGAGGCTGCTGTTGAGGCTCTTCTCGACCTCGTCGAGCACCCGGTTGAAAAACAGGTAGTTCTGACCCGGCACCCATCGGCGGGCGGCGTGGATGTCACCCGCCGAGAAGTCGCCGGTCGCAGCCGCGCCAGTGACCTTGGTGAGGTTCTCCAGCTTACCGACCGTTGGGCCGAGGAGCTGCTCGAGCACGCCGCGGCCCATGTCGCGTTTGAGGCCAGGTTGAGCACCGAGAAGGCGGTACATATCGATCTGGTTGCGCGAGCCCTTCGACACCAGAGTATTTGCCTCATCCAACCAACCGAGGAAGCTCGAGCGGCTCACCGCCTCCTTGGCCCAGTCCGACGGGTTGCTGGACATGGGCTGCCCACTGGCGATCGAATGTACGGCATAGGCCATGGCGCCGAAGCCGAACATCGTCATGACGCCCTGCAGGGTCTGTCCGTCGGCGCGCTGCAGGTTGGCGACCATGATGCGGGTGGTGGCCGCCGCCGTGAACGACTTGAACTGGGTAAGCACGCCAAGCACGGGCTCGGAGATGAACGCCGGCTTGTCGATGCCGGGCGTCACCACACTGATGTTGACCTCGCGGTTGAGCGCCGCCTCAAAGATGTCGCGCGCCTCCTGGTTCTCCCATTTCTCGGTATTTGGCAGGATCTCGCCGTTGATGCGGTCGCCGGAGGCCTCGTATTCCTCGACGATCTTGTCCCACATACGCTGCGGGATATTGGCCTGGCCGACCTGCAGCAAATCCGTCTTCGTTGCCTTACCCTCCGCCGCCCGCTTGACCGCCCGGTAGATACCGTTCGACGCGACCGTCGCGGCGACGATCTTGTTCATGTCCGTCTGATGCGCCATCAGGTTGAGCAGATTGAATTTGTCGGCGCCGGCCTGCAACAGACGTTCGAATTTCGAGAGCTTCGCGTAAGGGTCGCTGGCGCCGCTGAGTTCGTGGCTGCGTGATCCACGGATCGTTTCCGTGGCGATGTCCATCAGCTTGAATTGACGCTTCGCTTCCGTAGTGAGTTTGCGATCGGTCATTAGCGATTTGAGGTACGGAGCCCACGCATCGTTGAAGACATGGTTGAGCCCCCAACGCGCGGTGACGACGGCGGTGTCCGGGATCGAGGAGGCCGCCGCCAGGCCCATCGAGGTGAAGACGTTGAAGTTGCGCACCGCGGCGGCGATCCGCCCGATGCGCCGCTGCGAGGCGTTGCTCGGGATGCCGTAGATGCCGCGGAGACGATCGCGCAGGATGCCGACGTCCTCCATCGTATCGTTGAGCTGCTTGCCGAGCCGGGTCCTTTCCGCCTCGGACGTCGCCTGGTCGATGGCCGCGGCGTAGTCATCCTGGATGCCGCGCATCACACCGTTCAGCTCGATGTCGCCACCGAAGCGCTCGGCGAGCAGCACGTCCGGCACGAAGGTCCGCAGGTAGGTCTCCGCCGCCTTTGAGGCGCTCTGCTCGATCCACTTCTCGGCAAATGCGTTGCTGACGTCGAGCGGGCGCTCGGCGAGTGAGCCGCGCAACGCTGGCTTGGAGACATCGGGTCCGACGTAGGGCGAGGCGGATGTCTCGTCGTAGGGCAGGCGGCCTTCGGGCGAACCGATGATGCGATTGGTCGTCTGCTGGGCCTCGTTGCGAAGCTCCTCGTCCATCAGCTCCTGCGGGCTCTCCAGGATGCGCTTCACGGCCTTGTCGACCGCCTCGTCCGCGCTGGTCAGCCGGCCGCCCTTGGGCTCGCCCTCGGCGCGCTTGGCCTCGCGCTCAGCCTCCGCCTTCTCGCGTGCCTTGATTGCGGACTTAGCCTCGGCGGGGCTCTGGCCGTGCCACTTGCCGATCTCCTCCTCGATCTTGCGGCGCACCTCTGCCGCCGAGGCGTGCTCGGCCTGGAGCTTCTCTTCGAGATCAGCGACCTTGTTGCGGTGCTTGAGGGCGTCCTCGGCCAGCTTGTTGCCGCGCGCCCTGATCTGCGTTTCGAACAAGGCGCCGCCGCGCGCCTTCTCGATGTTCTTCTCGGGCGCCGCCTCGCGGATGCCGCCGACGTTCTCGTAAGAACTCTCGCGCATACGCTCGGCGGTCTGGTAGCCGAACTTGTTCTGGCGGCGGACCTCCTCGGCCTTGGCCTCGTCGAGCTTGAGGTCCTCCTGCAGGCGCTCGAGCTGCGTGGTGTACTTCTTGATGCTGCCTTCGTGACTCTCGAGCGCGCCCTGATAGGCCTTGAGTGCGGTCTGGACGCCCTGGTTCGCTTGCTGGTCGCCCTTGAACTTCGCCGCCAGCTCATCCACGAACTGCGGGCGCCTTGCCGTAATGAGCGTCGTATTCCAGCGGTGCGTGAAGAAGCTCTCGCCCTCATACTGCTCGGCGCGCTGGAAACCTGGAACCGATTTCTCGGCACGGCCGGAGTAGTGGTCGTATAGCTTGCGCAACTCCTCGGCCGCCCGCTGAACATGAGGGTTGTCACTCTTGTCGCCGTACATGGCGGCCCGACCAACTTGCCGATCGAACTCCTCGTAGGTCACGCGGTCGGGTGCGAGGCCGCCAAACCTACCCATCTGGTCGCGCAGCTTGGCGAGCCAGGGTGCCTTGCCGCCTTCGAAGTTGGTGGCCTTCCAGCCCTCCTCGATGAGGTCATCGACCCTGGTCTGCCATGTGCCACGTTGCACGCGGGACATCGTCTCGAGCGGCGCCCTGCCGTCGAGTGTTGTGGTCTTTCCCTCGAGGTTGCCTTTGACGAGGACCGCGACCTCGGCGAGGTCGGTCGCGACGCGCTGCGCCGTGAGGCTCTTCTGCATCAGCGTCCGGGTAACGATGTTGTCCTTGAGCTTCTCGGCCCCGATGCCGGTCGGGACCGGAGTGAGATATTCCCTGTCCCGGGTATCGGTTTCCGCCGCACCCGCCGCAGCTGGCGCCGGCTGGCCCATCACATGGGCGTCGTTCACCTCACGCTCACGGGTCATCTTGCTGGCGATGGCCTCAAGCTCGCCGGGATGAAGCCATCCTGCAGCGCCACCCAAGAGCGCGCCGACCAGGGTGCCGCTGCCGACGTTAAGGGCGCTTTCGCTCAGTGGGCGACCTTCTTGCGAGGCCTGCAGCGCCGCTTCCTGCGCCGTCCCTTGCACAGCCATCGCCGTGCCCATCTCGATCGCGCCCTTCAACGCGCCGCGGCCTTCCTGCCAGGCCCGCACCGCGACGCGGCCAGGCAGCAGATTGGTCGGATCGAACAGCCCGAGCCCGGCGCCGACCACAAATCCCATCGGACCAGCAGCCGAGAGCGTGGCCTTGTCGGCATTCTGCTGGTCGATCTCGGCGACGATGGCATTGGCCTGGGCTTCCGACTGCGCACCGGCCAGGCGGAAGCTATGCTCCCACAGATCCGGCCGGCTCATCAGCAGGTCACGGGCGCTGTAGCCTGGCGTCGGCGCGTACGGCCCAGAGTTCGCGAGGCCGCGATAGACCGAGACGACCGAGTTGCTGTCACGTAGCGCGGCACCGGCAACATCCGTAAGAGACGGCCCAGGCCGCGGCGTCGGCGGCAGGCTTTCGGGCGGCCCAGGCTCGTCATCGACGAACGGCATCAGAGGTTGCTCCTGGCCGCCTTCGTCATGCTCGGTGCGCCGGGAAACGCCGGCAAGTTTCCAAGCTTCTTGGCATGCTCTGTGAGCTGGTCCAGCGTCCTGCGATAGTTGTCGCTCTTGATCGCCTCATCGACATCGGGAAGCCCGGCCGCGTTGGACAGCTCGGGATCGTCCAAGGCGTCACGCACGCGGCCGATGAATTTATGCAGATCGAGGTATCTCTGCGACGGGAACGTGAGCGGCCCGGTGTCATCGCGGCGATCCTCCACATTCTTGCTCGGCCCGGACGACGGCTCGCCGACCTTGATGTATTTGCCAGCCCGCATGAACGCGGTAGGCGGCGGCGCCTCCGGATCTTCATAGGCCGCATAGTTTGCCTGGTCATACATCGAGCCGCCGCGCCGCTCATTCTGAACACCGAGGCCGCGGTTGAACTTGTCGCGCCACATCGATGTGAAGCCGGCACTCGAGATGCTGTTTACGTCGAGCCGCTTCAGCGGGCTGTCGCCAGGGACATTGCCCATGATAGCGCGCTGCGCGATGGCGTCGGATCGGTAGTAGGGCCGGATCGCCTGCCACGCCGGTACATTCGGATTGCTCAGCAGGGCGCTGGCGCCGGCGAGGCCTTGCTGATGGGCGAGGTAGTGTTCAGCATCGGTCGGATCACGCCCAAGCACCCGCGCCAGCGACGGATCGTTGACTGCCCGCTCCCGCATGACCGCCGCCGCCTGCGCCTGCGGTGAGTTGCGATTGGCATCGGTGATGCCGTACATGTGCTCTTCGGTCGGCCCGAACTGCCCGAGCCCGCGATTGCTGCCGGTCACGGCACTGGGATTGCCACCGCTCTCGATCTGGAACAGGCGGTTGATGTAATCGCCCGAGCTTGGCACCGGCGCCGCGGCCGGGAGGGTGCTGTCTGCCTTGTCGGCGGCAATGACCTTCGCGACGTCCTCATCGCTGCGAACGACCGTCAAGCCTTCATCATCATCCGCCATCAGCGACCTCCACTCATAAACGGCGTCGCGCCGAGGCTCTGGGCGGCGCCGGGCGCAGAGATTGCGCCTTCCATCGGCCGCAGGTTGCGCGCCTTGGCGACATCAGCCCGGCCGACGGTACGAGAAACCGTCGATCGCCCTTCCTCCATCATCTGGTTAACGTCCCACTGGTAACGCTTGCCCGGCCCGCCGAGCAACTGGTCCTTGCCATTGGCGTCGATGATGTGGACCGGGAAGGACGGCGGCTGATTGTCCGGCCCGACCGGCTTTTTCCTGTCGTAGGCCGCCGCCTCGCGCTCCGACTTCGGGTCCGAGATGATGCCCTTGAGCTGCCAACCGGGAATGATGCCCTCGTTGGTGACGACCTGCTCGTGCCCATAGGTTTTGGTGATGTCGGCCTTGAGCTGGTCGAGCATATAGGCGTGGTCGCCGGTCATCGGGTTGACCGGGTAGCTGCTCTCGGGCGGGTTCCTCATCAGGTGGCCGCCATTCATCTCGGATGGCTGCCATTTTGCGCTGATCCGCTCGACTGCCATCTGCTGCGCGTCGGTCTGGTTCACGCCGACCTGGCGCAGCGCCTGGTAAGCGGTCGTGTATTCGTTTTTCATCGCAATGCCGGCGAAGGTGTCGCCATGCAGGATGTCGCGCGGCAGTCCTTTGTGCACCAGCGGAAAATTGCGCTGCCAGAAATTGCCGAGCTTGTCGGCCACATTCTGCGGCGAGGTGCCCTTGACCTCTTCACCGACGGCTTCCGCCAGATCCTTCTCGTCCTTTGGACTTTCGATACTCGACAGTTTCTTGGCGCGCGTATCCGGATCGACCGACGCCAGCGCCTTCCACTGATTGACGCGGGTGGCGGCGTGCTCACCGTAGTTCGCTTCGAAGTCGCGCGAGTTGGTGTCCCAGAGGCCAGTGAGCACCTGGCCCATGGTGTCGAGCCGCTGCGGCACATTCGAGTTGAAGGCGGTGATCATCGCCTCCTTGACGCCCGGGCTCTCCATCGTGGCGCGATATGTCTCGGGCGAGGTCGCGCCCTTGAGGGTGGCGAGGAAATCGCCCGCCTGTTTCGGGTCGCCGGCGGTAAGCACAGTGGCGAGCTGTTTTGCCTCATCCGGCATGATGGCCGGGATTACGCCGGTGCCGGGCACGGCCTGGTTGATCTTGCCGTTCGCCTTGTCTCGGGCGGCCAGCGTGCCGGCATCGGCGGCGCTGAAGGTAAGGCGGCCAGGCTCGCCGGTCAGGCCCATCGCCGCGGCCTCGGCGCGCGGGTTCTGCCGGAACCGTTCGTCATGCGCTTTGGCAATCGCATCGAGGTGATCGAGCGTGTCGGCTTCCATCGCCGATACGCCGTTGGCGCGCTGCGCTGCAATCCATCCGGTCAATTGGTCGTAAGTCTCGCCTGCCGGCCGCCCATAATAGAGGTCGAGCGCCTTGAGCCACGGCTGCGCCTTTTCGAGCGCCGCCTCGTTGCCAGAACGCCGCGCATTCTCGGCGAAGTGAGCAATGTCTTCCGGCTGCACCGGCGCACCCGCCTTGGCATCCTTCTCGATGCGGGCCAGGGCCTCGTCGGTGTCTTTCGACACCTTGCCTTCGAGTGTCTTGGTAAGCGTCTGGAATTGGCTCACGGCATAGGCGTTGGTGGCGAGGTCGATACGCTTTCCTTCGATCAGGCTCGACGTCGGCGAAGCCTCGCGCTCGGCCGGCGTGCGAAATTCCGGCACGATGCCCTTCTGCATGTCGGCGAGGATGCGCGCGCGGCCGTCGGGCCCGGCCTGCAGCATGGTCTTCGCCAGCGGCCACATTTCCTTGAACTCATCGAGCGCATCGAGCGAACGCTTGTCCTTCAGGCGCTCGGCGTTCTGCCGCACGTTATTCCACTCGTCGATCGGAAACTCGGCACCTGGCTTCTCGAAGCCGAGCTGAATGAAGCCCTGCGCCGCCTTGCGGCTCTGCTGAATTGCCTCGGCATCGCCGCTGGCGAGGTTGCGCAGATGCGACAGACCCTCGCTGACGCCCTGGTCGCGCTGGGCCCTGGTGAGGTTTTTCGGTGCGTTCGGCCCCCAGAAGCCATCGATCAGCGCCTGGGTCGCCTTCGGCAGGTCCTGGTCGTCCATGAACTGCCGCTGAACCTGGCCGATCTTCTCCTGGACCTTGAAGCCCGAGTAGTGCTGGTTCAGCTCGAGCTTGGCGCGCGCGGCGGAATACTTGAAGTCCGGATTTATCTGCAGTTTGTCGTAGAAGGTCGCGAGATCCTTCGCCCTGTCGGCAAACTCCTTGCCCGGCCCACTGTCGGTCGGCATGGTGGTAGCGCCCTGCCGGGCCAGCAGGGTCATCTGCTCGACGGTATCCTTGATCTGTGACTGGTAGGTCTGCAGCGCCTCGCGGGTGTCGTCGGTGTGCTTTTCGACCAGCAGCGAGCGCAGATACTGCTGGCCTGTGCTGTCGATCATCTTCCCGACGCCGACCGCGAGCTGCGCGTCCATACCCTTGAGCAGATGCGGCTTGTAGGTGTCGACCGACTTCTGATAGGCGGCCGGATCGTCGTGGCTGTCGAGCTTGAGCTTTAAGAGATCGGTCTCGATCTGCGGCTGCAGTTTGGCCGCGATCGTGAGCCGCGCCTGCGTCGCCGCGCCACCGAACAACGGCGGCAGCTTGTCGACCACCAGGTTGTTATGGTTGTCCCGGCGCACCGCCTCGGATGCGGCCTGCGCGGCGAGCGGCTCGGCGGCGTCCTCGAGCGCGCCGGCGGCCTTGTCGGAGGCCTGGGCAATCGCAGTATATGGCCCGGCGATGTCCGCCTGGCTCAGATTGTACTGGATCGGCTTGGTGGCCGACGTCGGCACCCCGATGCTCGGAAGCGTCGTGTTGGGCCGCGAGACGGTGAGCGTTTCCCCGACCATGGATCATCCTGTCGGAATTGGCAGCATCGCCTTGGACAGCGCGCTGAGGACATCGGAGCCCATGGCGACATCACCACCCAGCAGTGAATACTTGGCCGACGAGCGCAGATAGGCGGCGTCGCTATCGTCCTGGCGCGCCTGCTGCATGATGTTGTCGACATCGATCGACTTCTTGGTGAGGCCGAGGTCTTCCTGCTGATCGCGATATGCCGCTGCCATCGGCGAGGTCGGGTCGCCATGGGCCGCGGCGCGCACCGCATCGATGTTGCTGAGCGTCGATGCGAGCTGCTGGCTCTCGGCGGCGCCAGTCTGCACCGCCGCAACACGGGCGCGCTGGGCGTTTGCCTCCAGGGTCTGGGCGCGATAGGTCTGGCCCGCCGCCTTGCCGCGGCTCGAGAGATAGTCGCCATACGTCTTGAGGCCGGCACTGCCAATCGAGAGGCCCGAAGCCTGCGCACCGGTCGATGGACCACCGGCATTCGCCAATGGCTGTCCCATGGTTCACCTCACACAGTGACCTCGGTACCGATCTCCAAAACGGTGAACGGCCCGACGGTGTCCTTGACGATGCCGACCCGTGGATCGTAGGCGCGCCCCTTGGGCCGCCAGAACTCAGCGCCCTCCCGCAGCGGCGCCGACTGCGTCGGATCATCGCCCATCAGGTAGGTCGCCACCCGATAAAAGCCCATCACCGTGCCGGGCGCCGGCGACGTCGGCAGCTGCGGCCCCGAATACAGACGCACAAACACAAAGCCGGTGCTGTTCGAGAAGTAGCACGACAGGCGCGACACCCGGCGGCGGAGCATGCGCTGCTTGATGTCCTGGCCGGGGCCCTGCGAAGGGATGAATGGTTCCAGCGCGACCTGCCACGAATGTCCGGCGACGAGCTGCGGCGAGGTGAGGTCCTCGCCGCCGATGAACTGCGGAATGATGAAGCCGTTGGCGTCGGTCTGATAGACGCCCATCTGGCGCAGGCCCTTGTCGAGCAGCACCACCTGCTGGCCGGGCCCCCACCACAGCGGGCCCTTGCCGGTCGGCGGCGCCAGCGGCGCCGGCGGCGAGTTCACCGTGATCGAGGCATCCATGAAGCGCAGCGGGTCGAGCAGCTCGACGAGGGTGCCCTGGGTCGAGCCGGAATAGCTGGTGGTGAACCACACATTGGCGAGGCGCGCCGCCACCCAGGTGATGCTGCCGACCCCAGTCCAGCGGACGAAGCCCGGCACTGCCTTGAGCTGGCCGTTCTCGATGTCGACATAGCCGACCGCCAGCGAGCCGTCGCCATTGAGCACATAGATGTAACGCTCGGAGAACAGTGGATTATCGCCGTCGGGACAGGCAATCGCCTGCGGCGCGATCAGCAGCGCGCGGTGCGCCTCGGTAAGATCGCGCGCCTCATAGGGCCGGTTATAGGCGCCGGTCGCCGCGATCGCCCGCACCTGGTTGGCGGCGGCGTTGATGTAGAAAATGCTGCCGCGCAAGAACCGCGGCTGCACCTGCGCCGCGCCCTCGTCGATGCGGTTGAACACCACCGCGCCGGTCGCCGACAGCGGGTTCTGGATATTGATCGGTATCCAGTAGGTGGCGTTGTCGCCAAACACGAACTCGTCGCTCTCGGCACCGGGCACCACGAAGTAGACCTGGGTCTTGCCGGGCGCCAGCTCGAAGATGGCATTGTCGGCCGTCAAGCCAAGCGATGGGATGTAGAGATCAAACGGCGAGCCGATCGCCGACCAGATGACACCGGACGGCACCCGCGGGATATTGCACAGCCCGAGGCGCTGCTGATCGGCGAAGCACGATGCCGGCCAGCCCTGGAAGGCGTTGATCACCTCCTGGTCCCATTCGACCACCGCCTGGGATGGCTCTGGCGTCACCGCTGTCGCCGTGCCAAGCGAGCCGCCGGGCGACACCAGCGCGTCGGCGGAGCCGACCAGAGGGTAGGTGCCGTTGAGCAGCTGGGCGGTGAAGTTGGTCGGTCCGCCGAACGAGACGATCTGCATCTTGCTGCCGCTGACGGCGCCGATGACCACGTCACCGACCGACGCAATGGTCCGGATGTCCTGGCCACTGTTGGTGTTGACCTGCACAGCGGCGAACAGTGTCTCCATGACGGTGCCGCTGCCGTGCTGGGCATCAGTGACGCTGGTGATCAGAATTTCCCGGTCGATGTAGCGGATGTAGGTCCCGACCATTCCGGGGTCGAGAACATCAGCGGAGAACGTCAGGCTGATGCCAACGCCGCCGGCTCCGCTCCCGGCGATGCCCGGCAGCAGCGTGATATCGTGCGGCGCGATGCGATAGAACGGCGCCCGCTTCTGGGTCCCGAGGACCAGCACGTTGTAGAGCGCGATCGCGAACGTCGAGGTATTGACCGTCCAGGTGATCACCCGCGGCTGCATTCCGGGGAAGGTGATGAACAGCTGCGACTGCAGAATGCACCAGACGATCTGGCTGACGTTGGCCGCGGTCCACGGCAGGCCGGTGGCGGTGAACACCACGGTGCCGTTGGTCTGGCGCAGCTGCAGTTGGCCAGCGGCGAAGCACAGCAGGAACGGGAAGCCGGGGCCCATCAGAATTTCTTCGACCCGCGGACCATCGAAGAATTGCGCCGAGCGGCCGAACCGGTTGGCGAGGCCCTTGGTGTTGAGCTGCCGCGCGTTGATGGCTTGGCGCAGCCCGGTCTTGTAGGCCGGGTGATCCTCATTGCGCTTGACGTTGGGGTCGACCTGACCGGCCGAGAAGTCGCGCTGCGCGGTGACGATCTGGACGGGCATGGGCGCTCCTACGGCTCAAATACCTTTCGAAGTTGTCGGTCAGTTCTGGTAGTAAGCACCGCCATCGCAGATGACAGACTGCTTACCAGTGCCACCGCCGGTCACTGCGCCGTGGTAAGCAACCGCAGTGTTCTGGTCGGTAATAAAGAACCTCGCACCTTGCTGGGCTGCATTACAGGCAGGTAGTGCACCGAACGTGGTCGGCGTGCTGATAAGACCACCATCGGCCTTGATTTGACCAGTGTTGTTCGTAGCACTTGGCGGGGAATAGGCAGTGCGGGTCTGGCCAATGTCGATGAAGGACATGTTCTGACCGCCAATTCCAAGGCCACCAGTATTGCCGACTGGCACCACATTGGCGGCAGATGTTCCAATCAACATCCCGTTGGAGGCATCGATCACGTCCATGAACCACGTTCCAGGCGGAATGATGGGGGAGGCAACCGTAACCTTGTTGGTGGTGCTCAAAGGCGTCGTACAGGTGTTTGTAGTAGCTACTGGACTCAAAGCCGTCGTATGGCCGCCAGACGCATCACGAAAGGCAATCTGATAGGTGCAAGTGTTTGCACCGGCAGGACTTGGTGCAAGCGTTGGAGCCGCTGGGTTAGCCCAATTGTGGGACTGCAACCCACCACCATAGATGTCCAAGAAGTTCGAGGGAACGGCAGCGCTATTTCCCAGCGTCTGCCTTGTATAATTGAAGTCCATAAGTTGAAGACCGCCGTTAAGATTTTGGTTTCCAAACCTAGTTATCGTGGTAACACCAGCAACGAGACCCGCACCGTAATCTCCAACCGAGTTCGTAGCCAAGGGAAAGAACACCCGTGGTACATTGTTTGGAAAATTTGGGGGACCACCATACCTGTTGCCGCCAACATAGGTCGGCAAAGTCGTAGAATTTTCCCATGAGTTATTTATGCTCACGAATGGAACGGTCGGAGAAGTGAAGTTTCCATTCCACCTGCATTCCCCCATGTAAACTCCAGCTGCACACAAGAAGCTGTTGGTTATTGTGATTGGTGGGCCAGACGTAACCGCAGCGAACACCCCATTCGCCGGGCCAGGCGTAAGGAACTGCAATGCATTGATGGACACCAAGGCGCCGGCGGTAGCAGTCACGTTTATAATGCCGCTGTTCCATCGGCTCTCCGACTCGACACCGTTCACCATGAGTGTTCCAGTGCCGTTCCACAGAAACTCTTCTATACTGCCCATTATTCCGTTGGTGAACGTCCAATTTCCTGATGTTCCTGTAAACCCAAAATGCACACCTATGACAGAGAAGCTCTCCCACATCATGTTCTTTTGATTTCCACCACATGGTGAGTTGAAACCAAACTTGGTGCCAACGTCTTGGAACAGGAAGACTTGGAAGAAGAACTGCTCTGAAAGCTGGGCTGTGCAGCTAGGACCATACTCGATAATGGCAGAATTAATTGATGTGTTGGGGCGCCAGAAACTTAAGCGGTTGAAGTACGCTCCGGATGAGGCGGGACCGTTGTTGGGCTGATGGAAGATGTACTTTGGGATGTAGTTTCCGTAAAGCATTATGTCTTGGAACGTTGAGCCATTAAGACCGTTAGCCAGCAGTACGGACCCAGTGTTGTAGAGGACGTTAAGAATTGCTCCGGCGCCACCGCCACCAGACGTGTTGACCGCACTATTCAAGGGCAGAGCAGTGCAGACACCAGGATTAACGACGGAATTTACCGACGTAATCGCACCGGCCGTGGCAGTGGCATTTAGCTGTATTGGAGTTGGGCAGGTGCCGCCAGTTACGGTTAGCGTAACGGGACCATTCGTGTATCCAACTCCTCCAGATACGACCAGCGCCCCAATGGCCGAGCCCAGGGAGTTGGAGACGCCTCCACCAGCTGGGCCCCAATAGCTAATGAAGGATCCACCTTCCAAACCAACCCTGCCAGTGCCGCCCTGGCCCTGCAAGAAGGTTGCTCGACCAGAGCCGCCGTTCATACAATTGAGCGTGTTATGAATGTTGTACGTGCCCATCGGAATGAGCATGTACAGTTCGTTTCCGCATCCAGCGTTGAACAGCGCTTGGAGAGCAGCGCCATCGTCATGATTTATGGTGCCACTGGTGACGGTGTTGCTTGCTGGGGCGCTAAGTGTCAGCGCTGTCCCATTCACGGCCGTGACAGTAGCGATAAGAGGGGCAGGCGTTGATGCAGCAGTCGTGCACAGCGGGAAGTCGGGACTAACGAATGTAAGCTGCCCCTCATCGATGAACTGTCCATCGGTGGCCGGAACAATCCCTGCAATCAACCCGTTGCGGCAAACTATGACATCAACTGCATTTGCAGCTGCTGTAAAATTGACGGTGTTTGTGCTGTTAACGCCTGAAGCACGGCTAAACCCAAGCGCCCCATTCTGGTTGAAAGGAAGGGAAGGGTCGCCGCTATTATTGACGGTTGTAAGGCCTGTTGGAGCCGAAATGCCCCCGGCGGCATCACGACCCATCACTGAATAGGTCACTGTGGACGATGCACCAAAAACGGGTGTGCTTGATACGTTGAGGGTAGCACCGGACCCAACGTCTCCAATCGTCGATGCTGGACTAGCCGGGAAAGTTGAACAAAGGCCCGGAGAGACGATGTAGTTGACTGCGTTGACAACCCCACCCGCCGACGTGCTCACATTCACGACCGGCCGGTTGAGACCGACGGAAGCTGGTGCGCAGGTGCCACCGGTAATGGCTAAGTTGAAAGAGGCGTTGGGCGTGTAGCCGGTACCACCGGCGGCAACAGTGGGACCGGCCGCCAACGACTGCTGCAAGCTACTAACTATGCTTGTGCAAGCGGCGCAGGTAACGGTAACCGTCAGCGGAGAATAGGTAGATGCATATTGGATACGAAGTTGGCCAAC